CAAATTTAGAAAGAGGTGATTTAAGTGAATCAGAATTAAGATCTCTTAAAACAAATATAAATGGAAACTTAGTATTTCCATTAGGTATGAATATGAGTGCAAGCAGAATAGAAAAATTATTGTATTCTGCAGTTAACAGAACTCTTGTCAGACAAAAAGTAAAAGGTGATATGGAAGTGCAAGCTTCTAATTCTATGCTTGGTAATAAAGAATCAATAAGTCAATTTAGATCTGCAACTGATGAAGAAAAAGAAAAATATAAAGGAACAATAGATTTACCTTCATATACAGAAGGATTTAGTGGGCCAACTAATGCTGCTAAAATAAAGTTAGCATTAAAAGGAGATTTTGTTAACCTTTTAAAATTAAAAGATTTAGATGGGAATGAGATAGGAGATATATTGACGTTAAATAAAATGATTAAAGATGATGCATGGTTGGATATAGATGATCATAGAAAAATGATAACATTAGTTGGTGTACGTATCCCTGTTCAAGCTTTAAATTCTGCAGAATTCATGGAAATATATGAATTTTTACCTGAAGAAGCAGGAAATATAATTATACCACCAGCTGAAATAGTAGCTAAATCAGGTGCTGATTTTGATATTGATAAGTTAACTATGATGGCTCCAAGCATTACACTTAATAATGGTGTAGTATCACTTACTAAAGAAGGTATTAGAGGTATAGAAAATAAGTTAATGTTTAATATAAAAGATATACTAAGTATGCCTGATAACTTTATTAGACTTGTACGTCCAAATAGTAATGCTTTAGGAAAAGAAATAGCAACTAGTTTAGCTCCTTCAAATAGAGATCAAGAAAGTCATATAAATATATTAGATCCACTTTTTAATGTTGATATGCATGAAGCTTTTAATATAGCAGGTCAAGCTTTAGGTATTGGTGCAGTAGATAATGTTTATAATCCATTGTTTAACTATTCAGGAATGTATTTAAATAATACATATAATCTTAATGATAATACCTATGATACTAGAATACTTTTAGATCATAGTATTATGGATGTAGAAGGTTCTGAGCATATTTCTTTATCTAATCTTGTTAATACTAATGATAATGATATTGATCAAGTATTAGAACAATTAATGAATGGTTGGGTAGATGCTGAATCTGATTTATGGATATTTGATCTTAATGCACGTACTGAATTAGCATCAACATTTTTATTATTGGTTCAAGCAGGAGTTCCGTTAAAAGATGCAGCAATATTTTTAAATAATCCATTAGTTAAAGAGTATGTAGAAGAATTAACTATTTTAAAAAGTCCTTTTGCATTACCAATGGGAAGAAGGGACATTTCAAATTCTAATGTTAAGCAACAAGCTTTATCAAGAATGATAAATTCTAATTTTAGAAATTTTGGAACCTTTGCAGATGAAGGCGTTGAAGTAACAAAATCAATGGTAATTAATAATGCAATTGAATCAAGAACTGAAAAATTTAGTAGTGCAGAATTAAATAATATATTAAAAAAAGATTCAGAAGGATACACAGATTTACAAAAACAAGCTTTTTTACATTTTATAGAATTACAAACATTAGCAGATTCAATTACATCTGTTAAATCAGCTTTAGGTTTAGATACAAATCCTGTTGATACAATATATCAAGCTGAAGAATATAATAGAACTTTCAACGACATTTTTGAAAATAATTTAATACCAAGACAACCAATTGATGATATTAGAGAATTATCACCAATTTCTTCTTTTCAAGATATAGCAAGTTTTCAAAGAGATTTATGGAAACCATTTTTTCCAATAAGACAAAATCAAACATTAGATGGATTTTTATCTAATTATCTTGATAGCTCTGCAGGAAGATCCGCAATGAATAATGTAGTTGGAAGTAATAGTAATAAAGATTTATTTATATTAAATTTTAAAAATGCATTAACAGACTATATTTTTCAAAATAATGTAATTGATGTTAATATTAATAGTAAAGAATATAAAAGTTTAGGTGTAGATACTGCTAACACAAAAATTATAAAAGACATGCCTATGTTAAAACATGGTGTTTTTGTTAAAGATGGTGTGATGTATGTTGATAAAAATAGATTACGTAAAATTTATGATACTTCTTTATTTGCAGATAACTCATATAGAGTAATGTGGATTAATGGTAAATTAACAGGTAATTCTTTATTGCCTGCATCAGCGTTTAAAGCAAGAGGTTTTTCAAGTGAGTCATCTTTTATAAAATTTATGTATGAAAAAGAACATTTAAGATATATAATGCCATATGATAGTGTCAGCACTACTCAAAACTTTAAAGAAAGATTAAATAAAAATATAAATGTTATTGATACTATTGAAACAAAAAGACAGACAGATGAAACAGATGAAATGTTTCAAAAAAGAATGGAATATTTAACATATGATCAGATTATTACTAATAAAGCATTAGATAATACATTAAATATATGGAAAATGTTTATAAGCCCAGAAAGTATGGCTAATCAATGGTTTGAAATTAAAAAGAAATATGGTAACGAATTAGAAGCTACATATGACTTAATTGAACAATTAATACCAGATAAAAGAGTAAATAGTAAAATTAAAAATTTAAAGTTAAAAGATAGATTACTTGAGTCAGATGATGTAAATACATATAATCAAAATTTAATTGAATTATCAGATCCTGGTGTTACAAAATTAAATAATATGGAAGCTAACTTAGAAGTTTCTGATTTTTTCAATAGATTAAATTTCTTTGCAATGATTCAATCTGGTATTGGGACTGTTAATGAATTTTCTATGACAAGAATAATAGATCATGAAAAAGTAATGACAGCATTTGCTTCTGCATATAAAAACTTTGATGTAAATAATAATGTATTAGAAGATTTAATGTTAAGATTTATTAGTCAAAACAGAATTGAAAATAGAAGTACAAATATTAGATTAAAAAATTATATAGATTCACGTACAGTTAGACTTATAGATAGAGACATTCTTCCAAAAACTGAAGATGAGGAAAAATTAACATTACAGAAAATTGGTAAAAATGTTTTTACATATAAAACTTATTCAGCTTCTCTGGTTAATAAAAATAGCAATGTTACTTTTATAACAGAAAGTAAAAGTAGTGAAAGAAAAAATGAATTTTCATTAGATGTTTCAACAATGTTAGATGAAAACATAGATTTAAATAAAGAACAAATAGATAGTTTTGTTGAAAAAATAAAACAAATTGCTAATGATGATAATCCAATTGCACTTTTAAAATCAGGTTATTTTCAAGAAAAAATAGTAAATAATCCTAAGACATTTGTATATTTATCTAAGAAGTTATTTGAATTAGAAGGTTATATTAATCCAAAATCAATTCTTTCAAGTTCTTTAAGAGCTGTTATGCAGAAAGATGCACTTATAACTGATCAAGAAATTGAAGATTTAAAAAATAAATGTTTTATATAGTATGGCAAAAATGTGTCCAAATACAAATACTGCAGAATGGAAAGAATCTGTAAATATTTTAACTGAAAAAGGAGCAATTAAAAGTTGGTTAAAAAACGAAGATATTGTAGATCCTAAAACTTCATTATATCAAAATTATTTAGAAGAAGACTTTAACAATGCTTTAAATCTTCTTGATGAATATACAGATGATGAATCTAAATTAGATTTTACTAATAATACATCATCTAGAGTAATTATAGAAAATGCTAATCCATTAATATTTAATGATAATCAGTTTTTAACTTATTTAAATAAAAATGTTGTTAAAGAACTAGGATTAGAAGAGTCTGATGTAAAGACAGTAACACCAGTTGAAGATAATATTATAAGTTTAAGTGAAAAAGAAAGAAACAAAAATTTAAAAAAAATAGAAAAAGAAATTGATGAAGCAAATGAAAACAGTTTTTTTGGAATATTAAAAAAAGAATATAAAAATAATTCTATTTATCCAAATACTATTAATGTAGTAATGAAATTTTTGGAAAATATAGGAGTTGAAACAAGATTGGTAGATGAAATTTTAACTGAAGATGGTAATGTTGTAAAGAGTGCATTAGCTGTAGCTAATTTTATGAACGGGTCAGTTGATATAATTAATGATATTGAAAAAAGAGGTAAAGCTTGGGATAAGGTTCCTGAAGAAGCAGCACATTTTTTCTATAGATTATTAAAAGATAATGCACCATTAAAAAATGAATTATGGGAATCTGCAAAAAGATCAGATAAATTAGAACAATTATTAAAAAGCTCAGTTTATAATAAAGCATATGATATAGGAACAGATGTATATGAAAATTCAAGTGTATTACTTGATGTGTTAACTGAGGAAGCAATAGGACAATTAATTTCTGATGCAATATCTAGAGTTCAAAATAAAACTGCAGCAACTCCTGAAGATTATAGTTTTTTCAAAGCACTTATTAAATGGTTTAAAGAAATTTTTAGTGTTTGGAGTAAATTAAGTCCTGAATTAAAAGATGAGAGCAATAGAGCATGGGATAATGCAGCAAGAAGAATATTATCATCTGATTTAACAGATCTTATGACATTTGATGAATATTATGCCGCTAATGAAGAAACTTTAACGATGATTCCATCATACGCTTCAATAAATGATATTAATAATTTTGATGTTATAACTGATGAACAAAAAACAATATTAAAATTTGATAAACAATTTAAAAGACGTAGTAGATATCTTAAAAAAACATATAATAATCTTTTTTCATTTAAAATTAAAAATATTGCACCAACAAATAACCAAATATACGATATAGATTTTACAGTAAATCAAGAAAGAAGGTTAAATGAATTAACAGAAACTTTTACAAAAGAAGATACTGTAGTAGATCTTGGAGAAGGAAATAAAAAAGATTTAATAACTAAATCTCCTGTATTAAGATCATCTGAAGAATTTTTAAAAAAATATGGTAATATTGATATATCACTATCTCAACCTTTAAAAATAAAAGGATATCCAAAATTAGATTTAGAAATATATAATAAAGTACTTAAACTAATAAAAAATGAAAATTCAGATATAAAATCTATAAAAGGTAAGGATTTATTAAAAGAAGTTAATATTTATTTAGATGCTAAATATCTATTAAATTTTAAAAATGAAAATATGTATTTAGATTATGGTGTAACAGGTACTTTTCTTTATGAAGATTCAAATGTAGAAACTCCACAAACTATTTCACAAGAAAGACTAGCATATTTAAGCACTTTAACACAAGAAGATCTTAATGCTTTACCTTCAGAAGAACAAGCAAGAATAAGAGAAGAGTTAGTATTAGCAACTAATCATCAAAATGTAGATAAGAAATTTATAATAAATAAAGATTTTTTAACAGGAAAAGTTGAACATAATAAAGTTTCAATGTTTTTTAATAATACTGGAAATGTTACAAAAAAAAGAGCACATACTCATTTTTCTATGTCAACTTATGATGAATCAGAAAATAACAATCTAGGTAATATTGATTTTGATAATTATATAAACCACCGTGTAATGCCTACTGCCTTTGGTAGCTTAACATATTATTATAGTTCTAATAATTCTACTATTAAAGATGCTGCTGTAATACATGAAATACAAAGTGATAATATTGAATATTATTTAAATTTATTAGCAACTATAGATTCAAATGATAATAAAGAAGATAAAATAAAAGAAGCTAATGAGATAACTAATAAAATAATTAATCAATTAAAAATCGAGCAAGAAGATAAAATAAATAACTTATCATATGATAAGGTAATGGAAATAAGATCACTTAATAACAACTTAAGTATACACAATGAAAGATCAACAAATGTTCAAAGATCTATAAGGGAAACAGTTCTAAATGAACTTAAGCTTAGATATAAAAATAATTTAAATTCACTTATTGGAGACTTAAATAGATTAAAGAAGAATGACACAAAAGAAGAAAAAATAAAATTTTTAGAACAAAGTATAAAAGATTTTAAAGAAGATTATGAAGATTTTAGTAGAAACGAAAATTCATATGTAAATCTTATTAGAAAAATTAAAAATAAATTAACTCAAACAAGAGAGTATGCTAGAGAAAATCCTTTATCTATTTATGAAAAGCAACTTGCTTTAAATTATAATTATTCAGTTAGAGGAGTTTTTCAAGATATAAAATCTAAAGGTGGACTATTTAAAATACTTCCTGAATCATTTTTAACTGAATATAATGAATTAAAAGAAGAATATAATTTTTTTCAAAATTATGCTGACTATTTTAGAGATGGTGATAATGACAGAATAACAAAATTTAAAAACTTTTCTGAAAAAGTTCTTGATTTTATAACATCAAAATATAATTTTGATGTTGGTGAAATGCCTTCATATGCATCTAAACAGTATGATAAATATTTAGAAGAACAAAGAACTAAACTTACGTTTCAAATAAGTGATGTATTATTTAAGCCAGTATATAAACCAAGAACTAATTATGAAGAGTATCAAACTAATCAAAAAATTATTGATTATATTAAAATTAATAGTTTAATTGATGGTATAAATAATATAATATTTGAAAGTAAAAAAGAATTAAGAAAGACATATTATAAAATGTCAGAATTTAAATCACTTGATAGTTTTATTAAATATGTAGATGATCCAACATTAAAAAATTATATAAAAAATATAGCATATAATGATGCATTATTAAGCCTTACTTCTTTAAAAATACTTGTTAAAAAAACAAGTAAATTTAATCCAAAAAAAACAAAAGATAAAAGCTTTGTTAAAGAAGTTAAAGAACTTAAAAATGAAGTAAAAAATATAGAAGAAACTTTAATAAATAATTTAAAAGATTTTAATGATGAAACTATTCTTCAAACAAATAAAAAAGAAATAAAAGAAATTGCTAATAGAGAACTATCATACTTTAGACCTTTAGTTAATGAGCTAATACAAAGACATATAAATAATGTTGGTAAAAGTGTACCATTATATTTTTCAGGATTTCAAATGGCATCATTGCTTCAATCAAATACTAATACTGCATTAATATATGCAGGTCCTGAAGAAACCTGGATAGAGCAAGATCAAAGAGTAGCTTTTCAAAGTTTTGAAAATGAAGGTGATAAATATACTGCATTTTTAGAAAATGGAAAAGATAAAGAACCTGTATATAAAATAAATGATGAACCTATATCTAAAAAAGCTTATACTAAAAAATATAATCAAGCTAAACAAGAAAAAATAAATGATGTTATAAAAGATATCTTTTATGATTTATTAAACGATAAAAATTTAGCTGAATCATTAAATAATAGTTTAAAAAATCAAACTCTTTATACTGATCCTACTGATACTGAAGTAATACCAATTAATATTATTAATAAAACTCTTAAAGATTGGAAAAATGATACAAGTGTTTCTCAAAATATTAGAAATCGAAGAGTTGTAATGTATAACAATAAAATGTTTGAAAAAACAAATAATAAACCTTTAGTTGTTGGTGCTTTATTTTCTGCATTAAATAGTTTACCTGGTATTACTATAAAATGGGTTCCAAATGTTGATGGTTTTAAAAATGATGCAGGTGGTTATTTAATTGATGTTTCTAATTATCATTATAAAGCTGCAATGTTATATGGTTTAGATACTGAGCAAAGTATGTCAATACAAAAAGACGCAACAGATGCAATAATTACTCCAGTTAACATGACTGAGTCAGGTCAAAAGACTGCTCGTGCAAATGAAATAGTTTATAAACTTGCTTCAAAATTATCAAAAAGTACAGGTATACCTTTTGTAATGGTAACTAAAGAAGAAGCTACAGAAATGCTTGCAAATTCACAATCACCATACAATGATGATAACGCCTTCTTTTTTGATGGAAAGGTTTATTTAGTTGGAGATACTGTATCTTTAGAAGATGTATTACATGAATATGCACATCCATTAGTAAGAAGTATTGGTGTACAAAATCCAAAGTTATTTAATAAAATATTTGAAGATTTATCTAATACACAAGATGGTTTAAAAATAATTGAAGAAGTAACAAATTTATTTGGAGAAGATTATGAATTTTTCAAAGAAGAAGTAATTGTAAGAGCTTTGACTGAAAAGTCAAATTTAGATGAACAAAATTTACAACCTAAATCTGTATTTCAAAAAATAATAGATAAAATTATATATGCAATTAAATCAGTTTTAAGATCTGCATTTAAAGGAAGTAAGATAAATATAAACAATCTATCACCTTCTACAACTTTATCTGAATTAGCTAAAATGTTAGAATCTAAAGATTTTAATATTGATATAGATATTGTAACTAATTCTGATATTGCAGTTTTTAATAGACAAACTAAAGAATATGTTAATGATCTTCAAAATGTAAAAAATAATGATTTAATAAAAATTACTAATAATTTTTATGATACTATAAGAAATCAAATGTTTCAGTTACGTAAAAATAATTATTCAGAACTAGTTGAAATTTTGGCCCCATCAAGAGACAAAGGATTTTTACCATATATGCAAAAATCACTTTCTAAGTATCAAACAATTAATATAGAAAATGCAGAAAAATATGCTCAAAAATTTAATGAAGATTTAAACTATCAACAACAACATAGTGAAGCATTAATAACTAATGTATTACAAGTAAAGATGATGTTAGAAAAAATGGTAGATCAATTACATGATTTATCAAAAGATCCAAATCATAAACAAAACTTACAACGTGCTTTTTATTATGGAAAAGTTTTAAATCATTGGGAAAAATTCTATAATGATTCATTATCAATAATTAATGATATTGAAAGGGGATTAGCTAGAACAGAATTTGGTAAAATTCTTGACTCAATAAATCAAGAAATACAATCAGGTAAAAAAATGATGATTAACATCAGAATTAAAGGTGTTAAAGATGCATTATATGAAAAAATTAAACCTTTGATGGATAATGTAAAAGATAAGTATGAACAAAAGGTTGAAATAATTAAAAAATCAAGAAGATCAGATAAATTAAAAAAGAATAGATTACGTGAATTAAAAGAAGAATTTGATAATGCATATTTAACTAAAGAAAACTTTGAAAAAATGTTAAGAGGAGAATTAGGTGATGCACATTACTTAAATGGTTTTCTAGAAGGATACATGTATAATCAGGATCCTGTTGTTGCAAGTTTAGCTAAATATGTAAAAGATAATTATAATGAAATGTTAGCTAAAGTTCAAAAAGTAGCTAATGATTTTGCTAAAGATATGGAATCTGATATTAAAAGATCTAAAATTGCTACTGATCCAGCTGCAATTGGAAAACAAGTTTTATTTACTGATACTGTAATGGTTAGAAATCCAGAAACAGAAGAGCTTGAAGAAAAGAAAATATGGACAATATTAAATCCTTTTAAAGGTGATAGAAAAGCAGAAAGTGAATATAAAGAAGAAATTGAAAAAGCAAAGAAAATTGCTTTTGAGACTAATGATCATACAGCATTAATTCAAGCTGTTAATAATTTTAGAATATTTAAAAATAACTATTATCATAGACCTTACGCAAAAATATTTTATGATAGGCAAAATATATTTGATACTCCAGAAGGTCAAAAAGCTTTTTATGCAAGACAGGTTATATATGAAAAAATGGATAATATCAGAAGAAGAAGTGGTTCTGAGTTAGAAAGATTACAATCTATAGATGATATTAAACCTTTATTATATGATTTAAGACAGCTATCATCATTGGTAGATCTTAATGGTAATAAAAAGAAATCAGGTAAAGAAAATCCTGAATTAAAATTAGAAGCTAAAGATGATTTAGATGTAGCATTTATATTAAGAGAATATTCAGAAAAGTCAAGAAGATTTTTTGAATATGAAGAGATACCAAATTTGTTTAATGAAAGATATTTAGCATTTATTGAAGAGCTTAAAATGAAAGGTATTACTGAAGAAAATTCTCCAAATGAATTTGCTAAAGAAGAAGAAAAATGGTTAGAAAGTAATACTAGAAAAGCCATAAAACAAGAATTTTATGATACAAGAGCAGACATATTTTCTAGATTAGAAGAATTAATAAAAAAATTACCTGAAGATATTGCAAAAAAACTTAGTAGATCAGAAATTACTACAGATATATATGACGCATTAGGTCCATATAAAGATACAGATGGACAACCAGTTGGAACAGAAATGTCTGAAAAAATGATAGCATATATTAAGTCGTTACAAGAAACTTTAAATAAAATAAAAGATGAAGAACTTACTGTTTCTGGATTAACTAAAGCTGAAAAAGAAGAATTAAATAATTTATGGGATTTATGGAAAAATTATAGAGATGGTATGGAAAAAGAAGATCTTGATAGATTTGAATTTTTAAATAATAAATCTAGTACTCAAGGTTTATCCAAAGCACAAAAATCAGAATTTTATTCTTTACTTGGAGAGCTTGATACATTACAGTCTAAAATACCTACAGAATATTACTTAGATATATTTAATAATTATTTAAGCAAACTAGATACAAGCAGTATTAACATTCCAGGGTTTAACGGTGAAGTAAATTCTTTTAATATAATTGATATTATAGGGACAAGATCTATTATAAATAGTCTATTAAATCAAGATAAGGAATTTAAAACATGGTTTAATAAAAATCATATAGATAGAAAAATTAAAGTTAAAGGGAAAACTAGAAAGATATATGACATAGTATATGCTTGGTCAAAAGTGATACCAAATGATAAATCATATTATGAACAAACTAACATAGTAAATTCTAAAGGAACTATAATAAAAACAATTGATGCTTTACCTTCATATGAATATTTTGATAGAAATGTTAAAGATTTTTATTTAGATGATTTTGGTAGAAAAGTTAAATTAACTACAGATAGGATAGTTGGAGAAACAATTGATAATAGAGGTAGATGGTTGCCAAAAGAAGGAAAAGATTTAGAAGCAGGAGTACCTGATAGATTTAGAAATGACGAATACTTTAGAATTAAAAGAGAAGACCCAACACGTTTTAAATTAATTGAAAAAGTAAAAAAATGGATGTTAATTTTTCAAGAAGATGCTGATGATAAAAGTAAATTATATTTAGATTCTCCTAGATTTAGAAGGACTAATTTAGAATATTTGCAATCTGGTGAAGCAAGAAAAGAAAAGGTTTCTCAATGGAAAGCTATAAAAAAAGGAATAAAAGATATATTTGCTGCATCAGAAGATGATGCAGAAGAAGGTAACGCTAACTATGATGAAGATACTAATTTAGAAATTGCTCATTTAGATTTAATTGATGATGATGTTAACATACCAATAAATGGATTATATTCAATAGATTCTGATCAGGTTTCTTTAGATCTTATTCAAGGTATGTATAGATATATGACATCTATTAAAAAACAAAATAAGTTAGTTGAAATGAATCCAGTAGCTGAATCATTAAAAAACATAACATCTGATCCTGAAAATGCATTAAAAGATGTAGTCAGAATTGAGAAAGAAAACATGTTAAATAGAGCTATTAAAAAAGTTAAGTTTAAAAAAGGAAAATACATAAGAGAAAATATAATTAATAATTTTTATGAAAGAGAGTTTGAGGGAAAAACTTTAACAGGAATTGGTTCAGATAGTAATGCAGTTAATAAAATTGCAGGTCTTATTATGTCTAGAGCATCTTTTGCATTTTTTGCATTAAATATGCCATCTGCATTAAAAAATAGATATGGGGCAATGTTTCAAATAATGATTGAATCAGCAGGTCATAAACATTTAAATCCGTTAAGTTTAGCAAAAGGAAGAGCTTGGTCAGCTGGAGCAGCTATAGAAATTATGAGTCAAGTTTATACTAGAGGTCCAAAATCTCATAAATTACAATTAATAGAATTATTTGATTTTGTTCAAGGAAGATTTGAAGAAAAAATTGGTAATTCAAGTTCAAGATCTGTGATATCTGATGCTGCAAACATGAAATGGTTATATTCTCCAAGAAAAATGATGGAATTAGAAGCATCATTACAACTAGCTGGAGGAATGTTATACAAACAAAAAGTTAAATTAAATAATGGTACAGAAATATCATTAGTTGATGCATATGAAACTGTAGATCAACAAATTAGACTTAAAGATGAGGTGACTGATAGAGAATGGGAACCAGGTAAAAGTAAATTTAATGCTTTTAAAAATACACAACAGCAAGTATCTAACAATCTACAAGGAGCATATGCAAAATTTGATCAACCTGAAGCACAACGTTATTTAGCATTTAGAGCATTTTCTTTTTTAAGAAGATATTTTACACCTATGATGATAAATAGATATGCGTTTAAAGGAAAAATATGGAATCCTCAAGAAAGATATGATATTGCTACAGATGATATAACAATGGGATATTACATGAGATCTTTAAAATGGGCAGGTAAAGTTTTAAAATCTGGAGGACAAGAACTAATATATATGACACCTGAAGAAAGATCAGCTGGAATTAAAGTTCTTACTGAACTTGCATTATTATATTCTTTACCATTGTTAGCAGGATTGTTATTTGGATGGGATGGTGATGATGATGATAGATTTAGTAAATTAAGAAAAAGAGAAAAAACAGCATGGGGATGGGCTCAAAATCATATGTTGTTTCAATTAATGGCTATACGTGCAGAAAATGAACAATTTATTCCATTACCTGCATATGGATTAGGTGATATATTAGGATTTAAAGATGTAACATCAGTTGTATTTGGTCCTACATTAGATACTTATGGTAAAGTATTAATTGATTTAAATAATACTTGGTTTGGTGATGACGGAAATTATTATAAAGTAGATGTTGGTCCACATCCTTGGCAGAAAAAAGGTTCAAATAAAATTTGGAATCATTTAGGAAAAGCTGTAGGAATTTCTGGTAAAGATAGAAGTCCTGCTCAAATGATTAAAGATTTTGATTCATTTAGACAACGTTATAAATAATGTTTATTAGTGATTATATTGAAATTAGAGAATCTAATTTACACGGGTTAGGTGTATTTGCAAAAAAAGATATACCAGCCAGAACTAAAATAGAAATTTCTCCAGGTATCTTATTAACTAAAAAACCTCAAGATAAACTCTTTAAATATTGTTTTAGTCACAATCAAAAACCTTGGGCAGTATTATTTCCATTAGGATATCTTGGAATTTATAATAGTTCTTCTAAACCTAATATAAGAGTTTCAATAAATTGTGAAAAAAATCTTATAACAGTTATTACTAAAACTAATATTAAAAAAGATTCTGAACTTTTGCATGATTATGAATTTTTTAGAAAAAAAGAAGGAGATATTATTGATTAAAAAAAAAAGGTGACATTTCTGCCACCTTTAAACATGAAAAACAATAATTACGCAAAGAAACATAATTATGCTGTAAATATACAAACAATTATTTGTTTGCACAGCTTTTTCAGTATTTTTAAAAAATATATCTTATTGTATTCCATGGAATAATACTATCATGCAATTCTTTAAACAAGTTTATAGATTCTTGTTTTAATGATCTTTTATATCTTACATTAACTCCTCCATAACTAGAAGTCTTTTCTTCTTGTGTTGACGGACTCCATAGTAAATCTTCTCCTGGAATATTATTATCAATATTGTATTGGTGTTTATTTTTGTTATGTGTTAGAAATATAACTTCTGATTTTACTTCATCTTTGTAATCTATATAATCATTACACATATTAAATAATAAACTATAATCTTTAAGCCAGTTATCATTAATTATAACAGGACTAAAATTTAAATGAACTTCATATCCTGCTTCAATAAATGCATTAACAGCTTTAATCCTGTCTATAATATCAGGAGTATTTGGTTCTACAATACTAGATATTTTTTGTGGCATTAAACTAAATCTTATTCTAACTTTTTTTAAAGGATTGTATTCTAAAAATTTAATAGGAATAATTTTAGTAGCAAATGTTGCTTTTGCATAAGGATGTTCAAGGAAAAATTGAAATATCTTTTTCCAATTATAATATTTAGAATGAAGAGCAAAATCTTCATTACATGCAATATCATATGTTATATACTTAGGATCAGTTTGGTTTGGTTTTTCTATTGTATCAAATAATGAATGATTGTTTATTGCAGTTAATATATCTTCTATATTTTTTGCAACACTTAATCCTTCTGGAACATTACGTTTCATATAACAATAAGAACAGTTTAATAAACAACCATAACCAAAAGAAGGAGCAATATAATCACTACTCCTTCCTGATGGCCTTATTATCATAGATTTTCTAGTTACTTTTTGAATCATTAAGTTCTATTTTTCTTTTTTCAATGTCATCATTTGTAATTGCTTTTGCAGCATCAATTGCATTTTGTATTACAATTCCTGCTACACCATCATTGAATAATACATTCATTATAGCATTTTTTTCTAAATTTTCTTTAATCAATAAATTAAATAAACTAGAATCTAAATCAGAATTAATTAAATTTGATATTTTCTCATAATTTTCTTTAGTTATATAGTAACCTTCTCCAGGTTCTATTCCTTTTTCATCTAAACCATTAGTATCTAGTTTAGTAAAGTCATTTACTAATTCTCTCATAAGTTCAGTTCTTTTATTACGTACTCCTTTGATTCTTCTATCTAGTACATATGCAATAGTTTTATCAGTTTCACCTTCTATATGTTGGTCTAATAAAGTATTTAATTCTTCTTTTGTCCAATTTTTACCATCTCTAAGGTATGTTTTTGTTGATGCCATTTTTTTTAAATTTAATTTGTTTATAAATAAATAATGTTTATATTTGATTGTTAGTCAAACATTCTTGTACTCATAGTCTGTTTTAAGGTATAAAAAGGGGGAGCGTTTGCTCCCCTTTTTTTTTAAAATTCAAAGTCTGGCAACTCCAATTTACCTTCATCTGAATTATTTTCAACTACATTTATATCTGAATTTATTTCTTCATTGTCAGCTTTTTCATCAAAATCTTCTTGAGATCCTTTTTTGAGTTCACTTACAATTTCATTAACATCAGAAAGATCTGAATCTTCATCTATAGACTCTTCTCCAAAATAATTATCAAAAGATAAATCATTATTAGATTCTTCTATATTTTCTACCTCATCTAAAATGTCTTCAGCCTCTTCTTTTTCAATTATTTCTTCAGAAACTTCTGGTCTAACTTTATCAGCAATAATGTTAAATACATCCTCTTCTTCTCTCTCCTCAATGATCTCTTCATTTTCAATCATATCAGCTTCCTCATCAGCTAGATTATCTAAAGCTTCATTTCTTATTACTTCACCTGTTTCATCATCAAACTGTTCTATTTTATCATCTCTCACTCTTAAACTAACAGGATTAAATTCAGGCTCTAAAGCTTCAGGACAAGAATTCATGTCATCTGTTCCTAATAAAGGAGTATCAACTTCCTCTAATAAATTATCAAGTGGGTTTGGAGTCACTTCTTTATCAATAACATCAACAATATTCATTTGATTTGGATTTACAACAGCTTTTTTAGGTAAATAATTATTTACTATAAAACTATGTAATTCAGCTTGTTGATCCATCCAATTTTTTGGATGAGATGTTTTTAAAGAATAAGTAATATGATTATATACTGCCCATAATGAATTTAAAGGAGCATTATAATCATAACTTGGTTTTTCATATTGTTTTTTAGTAATACTTAATTGATTAATAGTTATGATATCTTTAAAGAATACACAACCCATAATTCCCATTGTTTCTTCTTCTGTTAAAGAAACAACTTTCATTGCTGCTTTATCATGTTTAATCATATTATAATAATTTGAAGCAGTTCCAATTTGAGTTTCTATATGTTGTTTAACTAAACCTTTAACTTTAGTACTATCACCATAATGCTTTTTATTATAATTGGCCATATCTCCTATCATCATACCATTCCCACATACAAATACATGTGCACCTACTGCACATTTAAATCTTGTAGATTTATCATATGAATTACACCATGCAAACATTAATCCTAATTCTGGATCATCTCCATGATTTATATAATATATACCTTGTGCTACTCCACCATTGTGAGTACATCTATATTCTTCAGTATTTATAGAATATCCTTGATTTTCTAATTCTTCTTTTATAGTATCAATAATGTATCCATGAGATACAGTTGCATATTGTTTACTATGTTGCGTTGGAAGAGGGATTTGTTTTAATCCCTGTTCACTTATGTTTCCTATTGTTTTTGGCATTTTAAAATAATTTTAATTGTTTAATTTTTGGGCCAGCTACATTTTCAATTTCTTTATATATAGCATTTAGATAATAATCATTGTTTATATTATAATCTTCCCATGTTTTATTTTCATATTCATTAAATATGGTTATTAACCATTTACCACTTTGCGGTTGTATTTCACGTCCATCTGCATTATTTATTTTTACTAATTTAGATCCTTGATTGCTTATAAAATATCTAATTGTTTTTTGTAATGATTCTTCTTCATATTTACCTTTAACTACTGATCTAGATTTAAAAGACCAATTTCCTTTAATTTTAACACCTAGACAATAATCAAATATATTTTTATTTTTAGAAATATATTTCTCAGGAGATATATTATGAATAAAATAATAGAACAATGCTTTAGTTGATATTAAATTGCTTTTGTTTTTATGCAAAGGAAAATCATTAAATACAAAACGTCCTTTACACTTTACACCAGCATGATAATATTTACCATTTTCTATTTTAAATAATTCATAATCTTTTTCTTTTTTTAATTTAAAATATTGTTCTTTTTCTACTTCTTTGTATGCATTCACAGCTATATAACTGTTTACATCAGCTAAAACAATCTTTTGATATTGATCATGTTCCAAATTTAAACTAGTTATTTCTTCCCATTCTTTACAAATTTTAAGATAATCATCTTTCTTATTTTTAGGTATCATTGTTTCTATACCATCTGTATTTTGCATTATAGGAATAGATCCTGGTATATTTTCCATAATCATTTCATATAACATCATAAGTGACAATTGTCCATTAATAGTTATTTGCATAGTGAATTGTGGATCATATAAGAAACTAAATTTATCATTACTTAAACCATATGTAGAATTAAGAATAATTTTATATGTATAATTTGTTGGATCTGATTTAGGAATTTTTTTCCTTTCATTAAAGAACCATTCATATTGTTCACAAAACTCTTCTTTTGGCAAATGAGCTGGTGCCCATTTGTTTCTAATAGCAAGATTAGGATAAAAACTAGTAACATCTGAAGACATTATTATCATATCATCATTTTGCTCGTATATACCACTTTTATTAGCACCATGAACACCACCTAAACCAAAGTCTGTTTTCATACCTTGATAAGATATTGAAACTTTAAACCCTCCTTTAGTGTTTTCAGGATATACAATTTTATCTTTAAATTGATTAAGTAAATTTTCAAAAATTGGATTATTAAATTTTAAATATGGAAGTAAAATATCTTTTACGATAATTTCATTTCTAATAGTATTAGAATATTTAATATCTTGTTTTTTAATTTTTGTTTTTTTACTTAAAAAATGTAAAAACAATTCTTTAGATATTTTAGTTTCAGAAGCACTATATAAGTTTATCTTATATTTATCTGTTAGATTTTTTCTTAAAGTTATATCTTTAGTTGATTTCCAAAAAATCTTTTTTGTAGATTCAACATCATTTATACAATAATTAACAATCATATCTACTTCTTTTTGTGTATGTATATATGTATCATGTTTAATAGGCATATCTTTTAAATTATGCCAATCCATTGAAAATTGAATCCACTTAAGACTAGATCTTTTAGCAGCATTATCCCAATGATTTAATTTATAAACATCTAATTGAGGTATTTGCATATTATATTCATAATAATCTAAAAAATCTCTATTATTAGATTTATCAATTACATGTTGAGCACATTTATATATTTCAAATGCTAATTCAGATGGTTGTAATGACATCCATTCAAATTGTTTATCTAAAATATATTCTGTTATTTGTGCGTCAAATGCTAAACCATTATAAGAAATATGTCTTTCTTTATCAATTACATTCTGTGTTAAGAATTTTGTAAATTCATCAAAATCATTTTTTAAATCATGTATGATAAATATTTTAGTTTCTTTAGTTTTATAATGTTGAAATACTCCACAAAAGAAATTAATCATAGTTTCATAATCCATTACCCAATGGTTCATATTTTTAATTTTTAAAAATTAGAGCAAAAAAAAGCACGGACTATCCGTGCTTATAATAAAGAATTAACTTTATTAAACTTTAATCAAATCAACTGGAGGAGGTGTAGTTCCTAAAAGATTAGGGCTTTCCATAGTTTTTAGATCAAGAAATTTTTTATAATCATATTGATCATAATTTACTGCCATATTGACTATAAAATCATCAATCTCATCTCTATTTGTAATATAATACTCACTATAGCTTTCTACAGTAACTCTTTGTTTTTGATGAGGTTCTTCTTTTGTGATTTTAGCTTTTCTCATTTTTGGATCACCATTTTCATCAAGTCTTTCAACCATGTGAAAAACATCTTTTTTCTTGGTTCCAATCACTGCTAATACTTTTGCCATTGGATTAAAAATAGCTTCAATATAAGGTGAATCTTCTGTTATTGGCATTAATTTAAACGTTTCTGTTGGTCCGTAATTGCCAGTTACTAGTAACATAGAGGGATTACCCCATTTTTTTGTTTTTTTATCAGACATATTATTTCATGATTTTAGTTTTAAATAACAAATCTAATTATAATTTAGTTATATTACAAATTGATTTATCACTAATTTTTATTTTGAATAGTTCTTTTTTAATATCAGGTTTACTACATAATTGACCAACTTCCTTAAGTGTATTAGAATTAATATTTAATAATTCTGCATAATTATCATAATAATCATCAGGATATAAATAACTATGTATTAATCTATAATTAGCACTTTTTTCACCATAAAAATTTTTTATTTTTATTTTTAACTCACCAGATAATTTTGAATATATTCCATTTCTAAAATTATACCAATCATGTCCTGATTCTTCAAATGTAAACACATATAGTGCTTTATTTGGTGATATTTCAAAATAATCACAAAATAATGAATTATTTAAAAGTTTATTTTCTTCAAATTTTAAATATTCAGGATCATCTCTTAACTCATATTCACATATTAACATCCTATCTGAAGCATCAATCTTATCATCCCAAGAGATATAAGTTTGAATAGGAGAAATATTTGAACTTCTTTTTATTTCTAATGCAGGGTATAAGAATACCCTTGATTTTTGAAAGTAGCTGTCATATAATTTTTTTATTTTATACTTTCCCATTTTTTATAAAAATATTATAACACAATTTCACCTTTTGAAAATTTGTAAGGTAATTGATATTCTTTATTCTTATAATGATAATCTGCTTCTTCTATAACTTTTTCCATATCAAGTTTCCATTGATGAAGTGTGTTGATTGTAACTGGAAAAGGGTATACTAAATTGTTTTTATCTACTACAATAAAGTGAAAAACAATTTTATAATCCTTTTCATTATCTCTTAGGTTTCCTTTTATTAATTCAACATAAATAGCAGCTTGTAACCAATATTTATAATATTGAACTGAATCAGGAAAGTCAGCAAGTGGTTTTTGAGTGGTTTTGATGTCGTTTATAAAAACGGTCTTTGTTGAGTGATCAATTACAAAGTTATCAATTATTCCTTTTAATCCAAATTTTTTATCTTTAAATTTTTCAATTTGTAAAGGTTTTTCATTGTATACTTCAAGCAATTCAAAACTTTGACCTAGTTTTAATAAATCATTTGATTTTTGACAAGATTTAAAAGATTTTACTTTTTCTTGCATTTCAAATTTTATTTCTTGATCTATTACATCTTTGTTTTTAGACTCACATAAAAATTTAAAATATTTTATATTTGAATCAGTTTGAATTTTAGCAAGTCTTTTTTCATCAGTACTTAATGATTGATGTAATTGAGCAAAATGTAACCATTTTATAATTTCATCATCATAATCAGATAAATCCATACTATTTTTTGTAGGATATACTTTATATAATGCGTCAATTATTTTTTTATTATTTCCAGAAGGAAGTTTGAAGTCAATAACTTTAAATTTTTCATCAAATTTATCTTCTTCAACAAGAAGACAATGAAGCACCTTTCCTTCTAAAAGGTGCTTATCAGTTCTATCTTCTTTTTGTTTTAATATATACCAATTATAAAATAATGTTGGTGAGTATAATAATTTATTTAAGCTTGAATAACTAAAATAAAATTTATTTTTATAAAACTCATTTAAATGTTCATTCATTTTTTATTTCTTTTAATTCATTTTCAGAAAGTGGTACATCAACTCCAAAGTATCTTTTTACATCATTACTTACTGTAATAGTATTTACTTTAAATATAGAATGTATACTACATCCTTCATTATACATTTCAGTTTTAACTAAAGGCATCAATTCATTTAAAATATCTGCAGTTAAATATTTTTTGTCCATTAAACATTTAACTATACAATCATATGATGGATTATACCAATGACTTAAATCAATAAACTTTATTAAACTTTTAAAATTAACATGATTACGTTCTGGACAGTTCCAGATTGTATTTCCATATTCTCTAAATATTAATAAAATTTTATGTAAAGATGTTTTATAATTGCTATTAGCAATAATTTCCATAGCCATAATATGATTTTTTTTATCATCACTATGTAACATAATTTTTAATTGCTCCATCATTTCATTATCAATTGTTATTGAACTTTCATTAACTAAATCAATCAATGTTGTATCAAGTATATTTATTACAGAATTTGGAACAGATAAAAGTTTATTTAAATCTTTGATTTTTTGATATGAATTATCTAATAATTTCCAATTATAATTTTCTTTATTTTCAAATTCTTCTTCCCCAAACATTTCACAATACGTTGATTCTATTCCTAATTTTAACTTTTCTGCATCTTTTTCAGATTTTGTTTTTTTGTTGTTTTGTGGATTATTATAATAATGTTGTTGACAAGATTGTCCAAATAATTCTTTATAATAATATTTTGGAAGTAATACTTTATCAAATTCATTATTTTTAAGAACATTTATAAAATCAGGAATTTTATCTAAATAATTAAGATTTAAAAAGTCAATAAAATTATTTTTATCAATTAAAGCATTATAACCAGTGCCATAATATAAAAATAAATTTGATATCCAATTAGCAGATATAACATTTACATTTGCTTTTTCAGGTTTTACAGTTATTGTAATTTTTTTATCTTTACCCCATTCTCTAACTTTATGTCTTGGGATTGTACATCCTGCACCAAAAAATAATTTATCATTTTTTTGAAAGTTATATGTATTTGATAAATTTAAGTTTTCTGTATTATTACCATTTAAACATATATATTCTTCACTATAAGAAATAAATTTAAATTTAGTTTCAATAATATTTTTATAATCTGAATAATCCTTATTAATTATTTCATTATTTTGATCATTAAGAGGAGGTATAATCTCTTTTATTTTTATTACTTTTTTAAAATTAGATTTTTCCTTT